CTATTATGGCTCTCAAAGCAGGTTTTCCAATTCGTAGAAGCGGTTGGAACGGAAAAGGATTAATGGTGTTCAAACAGATTCCGGCTCATATAGAGAGTGATGTTATTCCAAAGATGCAATCGCTTCCCCAATCGGCAAAAGACCTTATTCTGAAAGACAAAGGTTTCATTGACTATACTAGTCAATGCCTTATTTACAACGAGAATACCGGACGCGCTGATTCATGGGTTCCGTCTATCAGTGATGTATTTGCAGAAGATTGGGAGATTGTTCTTCCTTAGTGTAAGAATACGCAGATATAGGTATGATTGGAAATCTTCCATTTGCTTGGACTCTCCATATCATAACCTATTATGCGTAGGTTCTCCCTATTGTATGGTTTGCCCTAGAAATAAAGGGGTGCTTAGATTATTTAATCTTAAATTTATAAAGTGTATGAAAATTAAGTCTGCAAATATTAGGGCTGAAAAACTTATAATTACCGACAGCTCCACAAAAGAGGACTATAAGAAGGTTCTTTCCCTTAATGTAGGGGATGTGTTCAAAGTTGAAGGTGACTATGAAACGTGCCTAGTGCGCCTTAAGGAAGTACGTGCCGAAACTGAGGGTTCTCCCGAAACGTTCGGAGTATGCCCTATAACTCCGGGCACTTCCTTATTCACTGTCTACGGACCACAGCATCTTATTGTTACTGATAAGATGTAAAGTCAGCATTTTGTCCGGCATTTGGACATTTTAAAAACAAAACGTATATTTGAAGTACAAAATTAAACAAAACGCTTACCCGTTAAAACGGTAGGCAACATTATTAATCTTTTAAAATTAAACTATTATGGTATTCGGAAAAATTAAACCAGTAGCTACAATCGTAGCACAATTCGCAGCAGGTGTTGAAGTTGAGTGCATCCAACATGAAGGTAAAATGTTTATGCCTGTCATTGCAGGTGACTTTGACACGGTAGATGATGGTAAAAAAATTGAGGATTCTCCTGCACCTAAGAAATCCGCACTCAAACCGGCTCCTCAAGAGGAAGAGGCTGCTGACGAAAAAGTCTATACCGAAGATGAACTGATGGATATGGACGTTAAGGAACTTACCAAAATTCTGAAAAACGACTTTAAAATAAATCCGGATGATTTTGACGGTAAGAACACCAACAAGAAACTCCGTAATCTGATTCTTGATGCACAGGAAAAAGGTGGTGATAATTCTTCTGATGCAGAAGCAGAGGATGAAAAGCCGGCTCCGAAAAAAGGTAAGTCAAAAGTCGAAGAGGAAGAAGAAACTGAGGATGGTAGTGATGATGAACTGATTGATAACATTGCCGATGTTCTTGAGGACTTCGACAGTGGTAAGAAGAACAAGAAAAAGGCTGTTGCTGCAATTATCGCTTTCGCTGAAAATGAAGATGATGTTGATGCAACAGCGGTGAGTGAAGCCCTTTCCGATTTTGAAGATGATGAAAAGGCAAGCATTGATGTTATGGCTGAACAAATTGCCAAACTCCTTACCAAGAAAAAAGGTAAATCCACTGCTGCAAAATCAAAGAAAAAACCTGCTGAACCGGAAGGTGAGGATGTTGAAATAGACGACCTTGAAAAAGGTGATTTGGTTGCCGTTTACTGGGATGATGAAGAAACCAAAGGATGGTTCAACGGTAAGGTTTCGTCAATCAAGAAAGGTATTGTGAAAGTTAAATATGATGATGGCTCCGAGGACGACCTTGACCCAGAAGTTCATACAAAGATTCGCAGACTGGAAGAGTAATCCGATTACCATTTAGTTTGAGAGCCGATGGTTAGTTCCTTCGGCTCTTTTTTGTTTCACCTAATTTTCAAGACTTATGCCAAAGAGAAAAAAATCAGTTACATTACTAAGTAATGAGCAACTTGCACTCCAAGGATTGGAGTTCATAAATAAAAAGGAACAGGAAAAAGCCATAACCAATGAATTGAAAACATTACGTGTTCCTTTGGAAGATGCGGTTATGGAAATCGGTAGTGAAGATGAAAAAGGTAACAAGTATATCATACTGGAACACGCTGACAAGGAGATTGTCCTAAAGGAAACCTTGCGGTGTGGGAAATCCTTGCTCCCCGAAGCCATAGAAGTATTGAAAAAGAACGGGTTCAAACATTGCATAGAGAAAGTGGAAATTATCCGTGAATCCGTACTTGAAGATGCCATACTTAACGGTGAGATTGACGAATCCATACTTTCACAGATTTACGGTATGAAAACATCTTATGCTTTTTCCGCTTCTTTAAGAAATCGGTTCGATGGAGAAATTAAAGACTAGAACATTCAAAGTTAACGGTATAGTCGTAAAGGTTGTTACCGTTATGGGGTTTGCCCGTATAATCGGCAAGAGTGCCAGTACCGTAAGACGGTATGAGCACGAGGGTACTATTCCTCCTTGTATCTTTAAAATAAAAGGATACCGATATTATCCCGTATCTCTTGCCGAGGAAACGGCAAAAATAATTGAAACTTTCAAGGGCAGTGAAAGACCTCCTGCCGAGAAAGTCGCTCAGATACATGAACTTTTTGAAAACGAAAGGAGAAAATATGCCTACTAAATCAACTCTCAAGAAACCTGCTTTGGAGGTTAGAAATGATGCTTCCGTATATTACGAGAAATCACTTACAAAAAATTTGGGTGACTATAACTCTGCAAAGATAACTGTCGGAATCACATTGCCGATAAATCCTACCGAGGAAGTTTTGGCATCCGTGAAATCCACCATTGAAATTGCGGACAATATTGTTACCGAGGAATTGAAAGTACAGGTTGCTGATTTAGATGAGAAGTAATGAACAGTCTATTCAAGTTACGGAAGAACATGGCTATCACAGGTCTTGTTCCTTTCAAGTATTTGCTATATGCTGCATTACTTACCAAGGTAACTTCCTTTGAACCGGAAGATAGTGACGAGAAATTCGGTGTATTCTCTGAGAACATATCCGACTTGTACGACTATTTTCCGGAGTTCAATTCCAAGAAAAACAATGAAATTGATAAGGCTCTTGACGATTTGGCGGATGAGGGTCTTATCAGTTTTGACGCAGAAAATCCCGAACTTATTTATCTTGGGGAGTTCAGAGGAAGGAAGTTCTTTACCTTTGAAGTTAAGAGCAGTTTGTTTGAGGAAGCCAAACAGAAACTTGACGATGCCATAAAGGCGTATGGTAAATCCCGTTCCGCAAAAGACAAATCACGGAGCAGGTATATACGTGAGCAGATTGACAAACTGATTGCCGAAAAAGGTGTCGAGGCATTTACTCCGAATGATTTTACAGACCTGCACAGTTACCTGTATGAAATGTACACAGGTGGGGAGGTGTATATCATACGGAGTAAAGTCGAATATTTCCAGACCAACAATATGCTCAAGGCGTATGACAGGTTTACTGTTTTCGCAATTCTTATAGAGGGAACTTTGAACTATGACGAGTATTCCACAAGAGGTGTGCCCACACTTACAAATGTGGCTTACCGAAAGGACGATATTTTCCGCAAACTTACCAGAACCGATTCTGACAGCAAGGACTATATGCGTGAAATGGATACTACTGATGGTTCATTTTAATGTTATACTATGACACAGAAAGAAACTGAATATTATTTGTACTGTGGGATAAAACTCGGTTGGCATGATAAGACCTTTGCCGACTACACCAATGATGAGAAAGCGTTGAAGATGGTACGTAACTACATACGGAAATCTGACGAATTTGTCAATGACGGATTAGGAATGTATCTTTGGGGGAGCAATGGTACAGGAAAATCACATTTGCTTAATTGCGCTTTCAAGAGATTCATTGAAAAGGGTTACACAGTTAGGTTGTTCTCTATGGATGAACTTGTTGACAAATATACAAGCTCGTGGTATTCTGACGAACAGAAACAGGACTTGACCAAGATTCTCCGTGATGTACAATTTCTAGGTATTGATGAGTTCGGAAAGAACGTGGATTCATCAGGAGAGCCATTACCGATACCGGATTTTGTAAAACGGGTGATTGAATCAGTAGTCCGTTACCGCGTTCAGATGAAACGCCCCCTGTGGATAACATCCAATACGGAACCTAAATATGTCAAGAAGGTATTTTCGGAAGATGTCGCTTCCCTGTTGAGTGAGGCGGTTGTTACCGTATGCGTTACAGGTGGTGATTTCAGAAAGACTATTGCCAGTAGGAACAAAAGAAAATTAATGTAACAATGACCGAGGGAGAAAAGTTGATGGTTGCTTGCTTGAAACGCAAAGACCAAAAGATACTATCGCTTATCCAGCGAAAATGGTTGGATGGTGCTGAGATACGACAACATAAGTTTATCATGGACTACTATCGTGAACATGGTGAGATTATGGGTGTGAAATCTTTCTGTGAGAGATTTAAACTGGATTCGGGAACTGTGGATTCCCGACCCAGTTACTATCTCAACAATGTAAAGGAAAGATTCATATTCGCCACTATGACCGACAATATCCCAAGAATATTGCGTGGGATAAAGGACGACCCCCGTGAGAAACTTTTTGAGTTGCAGTCTTTGATAGGTATGCTTTCGGTGGATGCGGTTGAAAGTAAGGATGTGTTATACTCCGATGATGTGGAAGCACGTAAGGCTGATTACGAGGAACGTATGAAATCTTTAGGTGTTACATATCTTTCCATGGGGTGTGATGATTTGGACAAAACTTTCTTCGGATACCGTAAACAGGATTTAATTACCATTGGTGGTAAGGCTGGTCAAGGTAAATCGTGGCTGCTTGTTTATCTGGCTTATCTTCTTGAACAGACCATACTTGACCGTATGGAAGCCACGGAAGAAACTTTCGGTGATATACTGTTTATCACAAATGAAATGGGAGAGGAAGAAATAAAGGAGCGTATTGACTGCATCCGTTTCAAGCTCCCCTATGAGAAGTTTATGAAAGGTACATTATCCGAAAGGGAAAAGTCACGCTATTATAGAGGTCTTGACGCTCTTAAAAAACATAAGTCCAAGATAAGGATAGTTTACAGTTGCCAGACCATTGACGAACTTGCAACCTTTATGGGTCTGTACCAGCCTAGTGCGGTATTCGTGGACGGTTCCTATCTTATGGAAAGTAAGATGCAGGAGGGTTGGGAGAAAATAGTCTACATTACCCGTAATCTGAAACGGCTC